ACATTCGCGAGGCTTACAACCGGAACGCCTCCGATCCGATGGTGGACTACTTCGATGTGGACTACTACGGGTCCGTGACCTGGGACTATGACTACGCGTGAGCGCGTGGGGGTGGCCCGTCCCTTCGCCGGGGCGGGTCGCTCCGTATCGAACGGGTGTACGAAAAAAGTTTTTTGGGGATTTCGTGGTTTCGACTTGACCCCACAGCCTCACCCTGCTTTACTTAGAGCGTAAGCAAACGAGAGGGGAAACAAAATGAACAGCCAACAGGCCACCACTCTGCTGAATCAGATCGGGCGCATGAACGTCTTCGCGATCAGCGGAGGCCGAAAGCACCTGAACGCGGTCGGCTCCCTGGTTCTGCCAGTCAGCAACGGATACAGCGTGGAGATCGACTACAGCGGCGGCAGCGACACCTACACCGTGCGCCGCGTCTTCACCCGTGGCATTAAGCGTTTCGTGAAGGGTGAGATCAGCAACGTGTACTGCGATCAGGTTGGGGAGATCGCTTACCGCGCGTCCTGCTTCCACGACGACTTCGCGGAGGTGACAGCATGAGTAGCGTCGGCACCCCGGAATGGGACAGACTCGTTAACGAATACCTGGCGTCATTGGAAGGTAAGACCCCGGCGCAACTCATGCACGCTAACTGCGATCACGCCTACGGCTACTGCGCCCACACATCGGACAACGCGTTTAAGGCGGTGACAGCATGAAGCGCGTGAAGATCACCCTAGGGCAACGGCAGACGCAAGCGCTTCTGGACATCGCATCCCGTGGCCTAGACGAATGGCAATACGAACTTGACGACGGCTACAGTCTTCATGGGACCGCCGCCGAACACCGTGAAGCGTTACGCGTCTGGCAGACCATTAACACTCAACTGAAATACGCCCAGAAGGGGGCGATGGCATGAAGCGCGCGCAGCCTTGCGCTGTTGCAGCAGTACGCGGAGGTAACACGATGACCGCGCGGCACCTGATTGGGGGACCGGGATGGGCAACCTACTGCGGACTCACCGGAATGAAAGACCCCGCCACCATCACAGGATTCACTAGTTCAGTCACCTGCGCTGCTTGCCTAACGTCTGCGAGAGTTCAGGGACACATCCCGTAACGCGCGCCCTAGTCTGGTTTGACCCATCCTCGCTTCCCCGGAGGGCGGGTCATTCCTATGTTTCTAGCGGAATAATCAAATCCACGTTAACGATATCGACCGTGGGAGTCTCAAACGGGATATCGACCTCGTTGCCCCGCGCCTTAATCTCCGCGATCTGCACAGCCAAACGATCCCATTGCTCACCGTCAGCCACAGACCGGATAACCAAAGACTCAGCCTTAGGAATCCCCATCGTGACCTCTTGGATCATCATGTCCAATTGCTCATCGGTCATTACTGCCCCGCTTTCCGCATGAACGCAGCAAACGCATCTTCGTCCAGCACCTTCAGGATACCGCCCTTCGCCACGGCGATAACACGGGGGGTCCGGGTAGTCGTGTCGTATAGGAAAATCTCATCCATATTAGACGCCGCCGTGGGGAACACCTTCGACACGTTCGCGTGCGTAATCGTGATCTTGTCGATAGGAACCTCGCGACCAGAACGGGCGGCACGCAACGTGGACCGCTTAATCGCCTCATCTACGCTAATGGTCGCGTAGTAGCCGCGCACCTGATAGCCGCTCGCCTTAGCCGCTTCGATCTTCGCAGACAGACCCGCGATAGAACCATCGCCTGTGCCGTCAAGCAGCACGCTCACGCGGCGCTCAAACGCTGCTGCCTGCACACGCTTCGCGATGTACGACGATTCCTCATGCACGAACGCAGCAGCACGGGAATCTCCCGCATCCACCATCGTCCTGTATTCGGGAAGCATCCCCTTAATCTCATCGGGGTCGATCTTCGCGACACCCTTAGCGCCCTCGCCTGCCATTTTCCCTAGCGCCGTTGTCTTACCTGACGCGGGACCGCCACCCAACATCGTGAACGTGGGGCTCTCCGTGCCCTTATGTGGGTCAAGGATGCGCGCAATAATGTCATCGTGCAGCGCGGCGCGCTCCGGGCTAAAGATCGGTGTGCCGTCCGGGGTGCGGCCTTGGATGTGTGGCTTGCCGCTGAACCGCGACATTTCCGCGAACTCTGTATCCCCGATGCGGACACCTTGCCCCATGCCGGGGATCGGTCCCCCGGTAAGCCCCTGCGCAATAAGGTCATCCAACTGTGCGTCAGACATGCCAGCAAGATCAGCAGGCACCGCGTCAGGAATCAGCAACACATCACAACGACAATTCGGGTGCGCGGGAGGCTCCCCAATCGGGAACTGATCCTTAACCCCCACCCGCGTCCCGTTAATCGGCATACAGATATCGCACGCGTCAGACTCCGCAATCCATTCCTTTTTCGACGTAGGACTAATCCAACCGCCTGTGAGTCCCTGCCCCCACGCCTGCTGCCTACCCTCGCTGTTCGCGCGCATGATCTCCGTACGCGCAATCGTCATCGCACGGTAACGGTGTATCTGCTGCTGATACCTACCCGTTGCCCCGTTAGCAGCCGCCATAGCCTGTTCCAGCGTCATCCCCGACGCGACACCCGCCGTGACCTGACGACTATGGAAACTGTTAACCCACCCCGCCTGCTGCGATGTGAGCCCCACGCTCTGCTGAATCCTGCGCGCCGTATCCTGCGGGGACAAGCCCTGTTCCTGCCCGAACACGATAACGTCACGGATCGTTTGCCGCTGACCATCCGTGATCTCCCGCACGAGATTCGCGGACTCTGTGCGCGCCCACGCCGCCGACTCCGGGCGGTCACGGTCGAACGCGAAATTAAGCGTCGCCTTTTGCATCGCAGGTAACTGCACCCGCGAACCCGCATCCAACGCTTCCGCAAGCAACTCCGCTTCCAACTTCGCTTGCAGGTCATACCACGGGTCCACCGTCACAAGATCAGCCACAGCCGCATCCGGCTTATGCGCCACAGCGTCAGCGATACGCGTCAACTCAGACTGAGCCTGCCTAGCGACAGCCTGCATCGCCTCATCCAACAACCGGATAACGCGGCGTTCGCTCGCGGTCAACTCACCCTGAGGTTTCAGCGCAGGCGACTGACGGCGACGCGCCTTAAACCGCAACACGGCAACAGCCTAAACGAGAGGCTGCGAATCAGGAAGATCACCCAACTGGCGCAAATGCTCTTCCAACTGCGGGTCAGGCATGATCGCACCCACCCCAACCAGTTTCGAAACGTAGTCGGCAACGTCACTCAACTCCACGCTACTGACCTGCCCGTAAGTGAGATAAGGCAACTTATCGGTACGCATCGCATTAAGCGTTAACAGGCGGGGGATTGCGTACTGGTTCACGACCTCCGCGATCGTCTTAGCGATGCTGTCTACTGCGAGGGTCCATAGGTCAATCTTCGCCGTACCCAACGCGAACGACCCCACACGGTCACTACCTAGCAGCAGGAAGTCAGACAGCAGCGACATAGCAATGCGCTGATCGTAACGCTGAATAACGGCACCCGTGTCGAACTGCCTACCCCCGCTAGCGGACAGCAGTTGCAGATCGAACACCCGGTTACCTTGCTCATCGTAAGCGGCGGGGAAAACGATGCCCTCTTGCTCGTTGCGCTTAACGTTCTGCACGATATCCGTGATCGCTTGCAGCACAGCCTTTTGCGCGGGGTTCGCCGTGTTCATCAAATACTCAGGTGGCACAAACGCCATAGGCAAACCTGCTAGGTCACGCTCGATGCCGACCGCTTCGATCTCTTCGATACGCCGTTTGTAGAACCACGGACGGTATGCGTTACGCAGCAGCGAATAGCCCTCAGGGTTATTGCGGTTCGTCGTCGTGCGGAACAGCAACGCCTTTTCGATAGGGATACGGTGCAACCCGCCACCGGACGGGTCGATCTGCACCATCCCCTGAATACCGCCACGCTCGTCAATCATCCACTCTTGCAAAGTCTCCTGCGCGCGCACGGGCCACTTGCGCCACCCGATGCGGTGATCCTTAAACCGCGAGTTCGTGCGCGGATCATCCGTTAACCCGCCCCGGATTTTGTACACGATCTCGTGGAAAGACCATCCGTAAACAAGCATCGACAGGATGTTCTGTAGCGTCGCATCCCACGAGTCCGACATATCATCTAGGCACTCTTGCACGAACACGGCAGTACGTTCGTCGTCACCTTCCACATGCCACTCAAGGCGGGTAATCACCTTGTCAATGGCGTACAGCATCGCCCCGATAACGGGATCGTTGTCCCGCATTTCACGGTAGACCTTAAAGCCCTTGACGCCTTGCAGGTTCGCAAGGAACTCTTCCGTAATGGTTCCACCGGATCGGCGCAGACCACTAGACCCTAGTTCGATGAACTCATCCTTATGCGACCCGACGTTATCGTTTGGCATCTGCGTTCATCCTCTGCGCTGTCAGAAAAATTGCCTGAGCCTCCGTGAATCCTGCCTCACGAAACGCTAGGTACAGTTCGTGGACTGACACCGCGTAAGCCGTGAGGGGACTCATCATTCTGTTAGTTTACCGCGAGCGGTGGGGATTCTACGCCCATCGCTGTCAGGTTCTACACGCTCACCGTTACGCCACGCCTTGCCTGCCGCTACACCGTCGTAAAAGGATTTCCGTGGGCGCACGAATTCGTCGCACTCTCGCACTACCGGGCATCGGTCGCAGTAGCGCAGAGCCATGAACACGAATGGTCCGTCTGTGAAGTTGAAAATATAGGGGTCTGCTTCCCGGCAGGCGGCTTGTTCTATGAGCCGGATGCGTGCTGCCTTTATCGCCACTATGCCACCACTACCCGTGCCCGGTCCTGTTGCGCCTGCGAGAACGTGCGACCCGCTAGACCCTTACGGAAGTGGGGGATGTTGTTTTGTGGGATGCCTATTCGGTCACTAGGCGCGAGAACACACAGCAGGTCACTCGCGTGCTGACTGAAATAACCCGCATCCGTTAACGCCTGTTCGTCAGGGAACACATCTGCGTGCCTATCCGTGGCCCTGTCAATCAGATGATCCTGCCGCCCACCCATGCTGTAACAGGTAAGGAAGTTACTTGCCGGGTTCAGTCCCGCATCCTTCACCATCGCGACCTCTTTCGTGTACGCATAGAACAGGATGTGCGGGTTGCGCTTCGCGATTTGCCTCCACCCGTTCAGGTAGTCGCGGGAGAAAAAGTCCCCGGAGTCATGGATACGCACAGCCGCCCCACCCACCATGAGCCAATGCTTCGCCCACGGGGACAGGTGCCCGGTGTCGTCTAGCCCCGGTATCACTCGCGGCACACCCGTCTGCGTGAATCGCTTATGCCGTAACTCATCCATGAGGATGTTCACCCAATCAGGGTTATCACGCACAAGCAGCAGATTAGACAGATGCTTACCGCGCACCTTGGGGAACAGATATGTTCCGTTACGGGCGTAGCAGAACTTCGCGCACGCACCCGCATTAGGGCACACGTTAAAATGCGAACCGTCTGGTAACTCAACTACCCACGCCGGAAGCGTAAAGTTCCACACACCATCACGGCGCATTTCCCTGTTCTGCGTGAAGTAAGGCACGCGCGTAAGTCTGTCAGTCAGGACACCGGACGCAACGCAGACACGCCTGTATGCACCCGCAATTGACGTTCCACCATCACATGAATCAGGCCACGCTCTAACACGCCTTCCAACGTATCCAAGTCGGCTTGTTTCATTTCTCCGACTACCCGGATGAGGCGGTCAAGGTCACGGCTCAGGGACGCGATCTCAGTCATCGTCCTCATCGTCATCGTCATAGGTGTAGGCGATTTCTGACGGGGCCGCATCCAACATGCCGTTAATCTTCCAGTAGGGCATACCTGTTGTGGCGAACGCGTGCAGGTCAGGTATCCCCTTAGAGTCCACGAACTCAGCGATCACAACCCACCCGGTGATGATTGCGGGGTCTTCGTATACGTCGCGGAGGTAGGCGAGTACGGCGGCTTCGATCTGATCCTCTGTTTTGACCGATGCTGTTTCGCTCATG